TGATTGTAGTTGGAAATCCACAAACACAAACAATAATTTCATCATCATCTTCCCACCCAAAATATTTTTTAAGGGCAGCAACCATTACCAAATTTGCAGATGATCCAGAGTTCACCATTACAGAATAATCAAATCCAAACTTTTTAGAAAATGCTCTCTCAAATTTATTAACTTCTTCACCAGATGGTAACCATTTACCAGTCAGTAAAGTTTTAATTGCTGCTTCAACTTCACGATTATCCCAATAAGGTCCAGAATAATATACATTACTCTTACCCTTTTCATAATTATTATTATGAATGTATGGGAAAAGTTTTTCACCACTCTCAGAAAGATTGGTAATAAGATTACTAATTTGCTGCTCTACTGACATAGTTCTTTAATAATTTCTTCAAGTGAAATAGATTGTTCAAATCCAAGATTTTTTAACTTAGTTGTGTCCATCCAAAAATGTTTTGTTTGAACTATTTGATGAAACTCTGGTGCTTCTTTACTTTTAATATTGGAAGTTGATCCTAAATGTTTCTTTGCAAAATTTATAATATCTAAAATTTGGGTTGGGTTTCCACTTCCAACATTGTAAATCTGATTTAATTCTCCAGTATTACAAATTAATTGAATTGCCCTACAGACATCATCAACGTGCATTACGTCACGCTTTGGAGTTCCATCATCATAAAGAAAAACGTCCTCATTTTTCTTTAGACATTCTATCATATAAGTCAATGCATTTTTCTTCGCAGATGCTCTTCCATCACCTTTTCCCAAAACATTACAAAGTCTTATAATTCTATAATTTACTTTAAATGTTTTACAAAAAGAAATCAAAAGATCTTCTGCCGCTCTTTTTGTGATTGAATAAAACCCAGTTGGGTTACAATTATAGTCCTCCTTCGCTGGAAGTTTTGTTTCACCATAAACAAACCAAGAACTAATAAAATTAAAAGTAACATTTCTTTCCTTACAACATTCCAAAACCTCACAAAGTACCTTTAAATTTGTATCAACATCTAATGTGATATTATTAAAAATATTATAATTATCAACTGTTGATATAAAATAAATTATATCGTTTAATAGTGGATTCCTAGAATTTCTTTGTTGAGGAAATATTTCTTCGGGAAATAATTCACAGTATCTGCTGCCAATAAATCCCGTTGCTCCATAAATTGAATATTTCATTTTTCTTCCCAACCTGGTGGGAGTTGTCCATAATAAGGATTATACTCAAATAATTTATCCCAATTATCAATGCTCATAGATTCATTTTTCCAAAAATTCCACAAACTATCATAAGTATTTTTGTGGAATGCATCCACATGTTCAGCATGAATTGAAGATCCAAGTTCAATCTTATATAAAAACAATGGCATTGCAAAAGTATTTCCTGAGTTGTAAATCAAATCATCTGCAACTGCTCTTGGTTTAACTCCATTGTCAATTTTATACTTATCTCCGCGCACATGAAGATCAACCAATTTTTGAGCATGATGACGAGTGATTAGATAGCAAGCAGTAGAAAAATCATTCACAAATCTCCGGTGAAGACTTAAGTGAACTGGTGTTGTACTAATAATGGCAAGTTGAACAACGTCATATGCATAAGGTATTTTGGAAAAAAAATCTTTCCAAGTAAAACCCCAATAGTTAACTGTACTAATATCACAATCATCTTCCATGATTAACCACATGGGTAATCTGTATTCTCTAAGAAATACCGTATTGCTTTAAGATGGGAAGTTGTACATCCAACTTCACCAGATGACATCATATCTGGATATCTACCTTTAAGAATATCTCCCAAATCATTTTCATTTCTCCCATCATATGCAGAGATTCGAGTATAGTTTTCAATTTCCCAATATCGAAATTGTTCTTCCATATATTCTTTTCTTTCTGGTTGCCCATCAAGATTTAAATAAAATATAGGAGGAATACCTTTAAGTTTGTATAGTGCTTTGTTTTTATCCATTATTTTTTTACCTAATTATATCAAAGATCTAGAATATTTTCAACTATTGCATGATTTTCAAGATTGTTTTCCTGAACCCCTTTAAAGCATTTCATACCCCTTTGTTTTAAAAGATCCGTATTATTATAAATTTTTAGAAATCCAGTCCTGTAATTTCATTGTGGGAGACCATCCAAATGTATCACAAAGTTTTTTGTTATTTGCCCGACTTAACTTCGTTTCACCTGGACGAGGTTCAATATTTACAGTTGGGTGATCAAACATTTCTGCAATTTGATTGATCGAATAATTTTTACCTGTTCCGACATTGTAGACTTGCCCAAACATCTCATCATCGACTTCAGTAATTGCTGCAAGAACATTTGCTTGAACAACATCACCCACATAAGTAAAGTCTCTACGCTGTTCACCATCACCAATAATTGTTAATGGTTCTCCAGCAGAACGTTGGCGGAGAAAAATACCAATCACCGGTGCATATTGTCCGCGAAGAGGTTGACGCTCACCATAGACATTAAAATATCTAAAGCATATTGTTTTAAGATTGAAAAGATCAGTATACATCTTACAAAGTTTTTCACCGTTAACTTTGGATACTGAATATGGATTTAAACAATCATCAGGTTGAGTTTCTACATTTGGAATTTCATTTGTTCCATATGCAGATGATGTAGAGGAATACATTACACGCTTCACACCTGCTTCACGAGCACATTGTAGCACTGTGCAAGTTCCAACGGAATTAATACTAACTGCTTCAATGGGATTTAAAATTGCAGGTTGAATACGTGCTTCTGCAGCAAAATGAAATACATAATCTACTCCATCATAAAGAGGGCGCGTGTTTTCATAATCACGTATATCATACTTATAGTTCTGTGCCCTATCATTCCAATAAAATTGATCATGAGCATCAGAATACTCATTATCAATCACAACAACTTCGTGCCCGATTCCAATAAGATAATCTACAAGGTTTGAACCAATAAATCCTGCACCACCAGTAACTAAAGACTTCATACAACCTCCAATCCAATACTATCAAAATAGTTTGAAATCATACCAGAAATAATATTTTCTTCTAACAAATGTTTTTTAAGGAAGATAACATCATATTGAAGATTGTCTTCAAAGTCTCTGGCAACTGGTACAAAATTATACCGAAGTAAAAATTCTTCAATATCTTTTCTCAACCATTGATCTTCCCAATATCTATGCTCTTCAACTTCAATCAAAATACAGTTGGTATTTTGCAGAGATTCTATAGATCCAGATAGAACTTTATTGGCAGAACCCTCAACATCAATCCACATAGCCTTAGAACTATTGAGCATTCTTTTATCGGAAAGAAATACATCAAGACTACAACATTCTACTTGATGTACTTCTCTATACGATTTTTCATCGGTTCTTTTTATAATCCCATTAGCACCAAAAACGCCATCATTATCACTAGAATCTCTCACATAAAAATCAATACATCCTTCTTGGTTAGATATTGCCATATTCAAATAATCAACACCAATAGATGATACTGAACGTCGATACTTATCATAATTATACTTACCCGCTTCAAATGCAATAACATTCGACATCGGATAAATTTGTTTCATGTTAACAGAGAATGAAGCATCAAATGCACCTATTTCCAATACAACTTCTGGATCAGGAAGTTTTCTTATAAGTCCATAATAAAATGAATTGAGATTTCCTTTTGAGTGTGGAATTTTAATATTACTTTTAAGTATCAAATCAAGATCTATCATAAATTTCTTTCCATTGTTTAAGGGTTTTTTCTTTGTGTTGTTGAGAACATGTTTTCATTATATCACATATTTGTTCTCTATTGTCTTTAACCATCTGAACAGCATCACCAATCCCTTCCAAATCCTCAAAATAAACAGCAAACTGCTCATAGTATTCATTATACCATTCACAATATTTTACTGTTTCAGGAACAACTCCTGTACTGAAAAAATAATTTGGTTGTCTGGACAATTTGAGAAGAAGACTTTCCGTTGGAAGGATAACAGGCATTTGAAGTTGCATCAATTCAAATGCCGTCAATTTAGAATATGCGTCAGGAAAAATCATAAAGCACTCATAGTTGCTAACCAAACTATTAAGTTCTTGAGCACCTCTATATTTTGCGTGTTGTGCCTTTAGTCCAAATGATTCACAAATTGATTTAGAGTCTTGGAAAATATTATCATTATGATAGCGTGAAACTAGAACATCACCAGAAGTTTCTTCAAACTCATAGTTACCGTCAAATCCAATGATATAATCTTCATCTTCAATCAGAGGTTCTTGAAGAGCAAGACCGATTGGTCTGATAGTCTCTTGATTGGTTATGATATCTTTTCTACCTAACCAAAACCTTTCAAACTCACTATAAGGAATTAAATTAACTTGTGGGTGATTAGAATACTTTTTGATAAGTTTGGTATATTCCGAATCCGTCTCCATATTATAATCAAAACGATTACATACCCAAATATTCAAAATACCGTCAAACTTATCAATATTCTCCAATACAATTCTAGAAAGAGGAGCAGTATCAGAAGTTGTTATATAATCATAACTTTTAAATAAGTCTTCATTATTATTCCATATATCATTAGCAACCTTACAAGTAATCTTAAATACTCCCTTCGGAAGAATAGTATCCCAAACAGAAAAATTACTTGTTAAGTCTAATCCTAGTTCATTGCAAATATATTGGTGGTCTTTTAGACAACCATAATGATGTGATAGGTGTAATACTTTTTTCATTAAAATAATTTAGACGGAAGGAACATTCCAGGTATACCAGTAATATCTCTCTTCATTATTAAATGTTTGATAGGAGATCTGAATTCACTATTTCCTATTCTATAATAACTCTCATCATCTGTCAAAACAGCATTATGAAGAACATCTGCTGTTCCTTTATTATAAGAGTTTTCACTTATTCTACCTGTCGTAACAGCACTCCATTCATATTGTCTGAATAGAGGTTCATCAAAACAATAAACATTGTATAACTTTTGAACTTCAGCAAATCCAATATCTACATGGTTTTCAATTTCATACCCGTGATGGTATGCAACTCTCTTACAAATATCCACATATTCTTTTGAAAAATATCCAATGGCATGAGTTGCTAACATATTGTAAACTCTCATTATTACATTGTTTATCTTCTTTGCATGAACATATGGACCAGAATGATTCATATATCTACCCCAATGAGAGATTCCAAAATAAAGACCATCTACATCGTCTGGGATTTCAACCTCATCAGTAAACTTTCTATTGATTGCACAATCATCTTCAATAATAATGAATGGTGGTTTGATATCCATACTTAAAATAGCATGATGAGATCTAGCACAACCAATAATTCGACCTGCCTCATGTCTGATGGCATTAAATCTTTCAACATACTTAAATCCCAACTGCTTTAGCATAGATTCAGTTTGTTTTCTTTTTTGGTCTTCACCCTCAAGATTAATATAATAAACTGGGATGTCGGTTAATTTAATTTTCATAATACGGATTTAAATTACTTACAAAAGGTTTTTGACTACCATTCCAGTGTCTAAAGGAATGTGAAAAAATTGTCTGGTACTTATCCAAATATTTCTGATTGAATATTTCTTCTGATTTTGATTTTTCCAAAAGTTTAAAGAACCATTCTGTTTTTTGCTTTACAAGTTCTGGATTGGAACGATTCCAATTAGTCCCTTTATAATAGTGCATGAAAGAATTTTCTATTACCTGACAACCATAATCTGGATTATATGATTCTAAAAATATTTTTCTATCAGGACCACTCCCAATACCAGGAGTGTGCTTCATCCATCTAACAGTTTTTCCACTCTTTATATATTCCTGTGTTTTTCCTCCAACATCACAACCGTGAAATCCATTAAAGTCTATATTAGAAAAGTTAGAATCTTTATTAACAATTGTAATAAAGGGTGCAATATACTCAATATCAAAATCATTTCTTTGTTGATATATTCCAGATATATCATAATCCTGAATATAATCTTCGAAAGAAAAGTGATTAACTAAAAAAACATCAAATTCATAAATTACATTGATAACATCATCACTTGTGTATTGTTTCAACAAATTCAAACAAGTTCCATGATCAAAAGCATTACCCTTTCTATTAAAAGAGGGTCTCACATATTCTACACCCAAATCTAAACATTGATTTTTTATAGTTTCAATATCCTTTGAATCAACAAAGTTGTCTACACAATAATAAGTAAAATTATCCTTACAATAATATCTCAAATACTCAACATGAGGTTTGAGAAAATCTGTTCTTCCAGCATGAATTGAAAAGATATTCATAATACAGATAGTAATGAATTTACTCGGTTTAGATACGTATGATGCTTTTTAATATAATCTTGATTATCTTCGAGAATATCTTTTGTTGCTTTCCTAGAATCCTCTTCAGTCTTTAAATACAGTTCAGAAAAATCTTCACAAGCAGTAATTCTACCTTCAAAGAATTGAAGAATCTTTTCAGAGTTGGTTCCAGTCCAACAACCATAACTCATATTCTTGAAGATTCTGCAAGGGACATATCCATTGTTTAGGTGACATTCTGGGCGGAAATCAAAGTTTAAGTATGATTCTTTTACCAACTTAATAGATTCTTCATTGTCAATAAATCCTCTTGAACTTGGACTATATCCACCAGATGCAATGAACCTCTTACCATGGGAGTTTGAAATAGTAGAGAATTTGTGGAAGTATCCTGTATCAAGAGAACCAACATAATTAATATCAGTTCTATCAGCATCATAAAGAACTGGATACTTCTCTTCAATCTCACCAGGAAGTAAATCTGTTGCCCACATAATTACACAAGTCTTGGTTTCTTTATGATACCAGGACCAATCATCAATCATTTGATAATCTACACTCCAATTATATCCCTCGTGATAAACAAGAAGGTTGTGAATATTGTCACCTTCATGTTCTTCAAAGTCGTCGGCAAGATTATGAATAAAGTATTGTGAAGATTTTTCAATCGGTAAATTTTTAGTACAGTTTTTCTCTGTAATAATAATCGATTCTTTCACCTCATCAGCATAATCTGAATCATCAGCACACCAAACTACATCATAATCAAGATAAGAAAATGCCTTTGCAAATCCAAGATGAATATATGAATGTGTATGAGTATCTGGGGGATGACCCCAGATAACAACTTTTTTAGTCATATCAAAATTCCTGAACTAGTGGAAGATTTTGATACCAATCCATAACATCACCATACTTGGATTTAAGGAGTTCTTTAATTTCTTCAGATTGCTGAGTCCAATCACTCTTTCTCTTCTTAAATGTATAGAGTTCTGGATTTATATGAATTCCCCAAAAATCAATCAAAGGTCTAATACCATATTCAGATAGTGCTTCATACTTCATAAAAAGTAAATTATACTTTCTATCAGGATTGTTTAGATATCCTTCGGCGTGTTCACGATACTTATATGCATCATATGGATCTTTCAAATATTCAACTAATGTCTGTCCAATGTTGTTCTCAAAATATACATAATCACCATCGCATTGATCTGCTCCGTTATGAGCAACGTTAAACCTTTCACCCCTATTGAATGAAGATATTACATAATCATAAGGATTACAAAAAATATAGACTAGTTTAGAACCATCAAAAGAAATATCTCTATCAGGATCTCTATTCGGATTTCGACAATGGTGATTTATCTTACCATGACCTCTGCCAAAATTAAAATGATCTCCTAAAATATCAATGATTGAATATGTTCCAGTGCATCCTTGGGTAATCATCAAATTTGTCATCAACTTCTAACCTCACTATGATTTTTTTCCAATGCTACAATTTTAGCATCAAATGGAACATTCCATCCACCAGGATTAATTCTTGCTGCTTCTGGATAACAATATGAAGGAGTGAGTTCAATTGTTGGGGGATTATTGATAAGGTAGCGATTCATATGTGACTCATCATGCCATACAGCAATAAGTCCATTTTCAAAATCTTTCTCAACATTATCAACAATAGTCTGAGACATCTTTAAGAAGTGCTCAGGTTTTCCACCATTGAATCCTCCAGCATAATACATCTTACCCTCATCTGCAGGGACAAATGCAGTTGATTCTGGACGGCGTTCGTAAGAGAACTGACTCTTGTCTTTGAACCAGAATCCAGGATGTTGAGTGGCAACTAAATCACCAAGAATTTCATCACCAACTTTGTCTTCAATCCGCATATCTACATCCATGTAGAAGCAATAATCAAATTGAGAAATGTATTCTTTCTCTTTCACAAAATAGTGATATCTCTTCAGAGTGGGAATTGGCCAAGGTTCGTGCTCAATCTGAGAAATTTTGACGTTATCAGATACTTCTTCAATCTCGTGGTTAGTGAATACTAACGCTGAGATATCATGTCCATTCAAAAAGTTTTCTTCTACAGATTCAAGAAGTTGTTCAACAAACTGAATGTACTTATTTGTTGCGATGTTTAGAATACAAATTTTCATATAATTATTACTTAACCTCAATAGAAAGAGCAACTTCTTTCTTGTTAATATCAATCCACTCAAAAGACTCAACTTTCTTATTTTCATTCAAGAAAGTTTCAATCTCTTCTTTGATGTAACGATTGTGGTATAGATTATTTGGTTCATCAAAAATAATCTTTTCTTCGTCAGTAGGTTTAATAAAGAAAATATGAACTGCGTACTTTTTTGCAACACGAATCATTTCATTAAGAGCATCTTTATAAGTAGGAAGATGCTCAAGTACGTGCCGAGAGTATGCCAGATCATAACTACTGTCTTCTAGACCAGTTTTTTCAACAGGAACATTGACAAAAGGAATACCTCTAGATTCATTATATTCTTTTAGATGAACACAAGAGTCAATACCAAGATATTCGAATTCATATTCTTCTTCAGAAAGAGCAATGTATTCTACACAAGGTCCACAACCAAAGTCAGCAATCGACTTGATTTCAAGATCTTTAATATTCTCCCTAATAAAAATTCTAGATTCGGCGTCAGAGTTACCAAGCCACCCAAGATACTCATTGAACTTACCTGAATTATTAAGGTTATTATCCCACCAGGTTTGACTAAACAATTCTTTTTGCATTTTTATAAATTAGTATACGTTTATTATAGCACAAGTAGTATTACAAAGATATCCAACCTTCGCAATACATATCCTTGGTTTCTTTATTTACACAATCACCAGAAAACCATTGACCACCTAACATATTATATATTCTTTCCAGGTTCATGTAAACAACTGGAATTTTTTTAAGATCTAATTTCATCGGAAAACCCTATAATCAAAATTAAAAATTTCTATTGAAGAAACTATGTTAGAAGAAAGTAAATTATTATAGTATCTAGAAGTAACTGCTTCTCCACATCCATCCCCACCACCACGTTGCTTTTCTAATTCAATCTGATTTAAAAACAAACTATTGACTTCAATAAAATTATCTTTAGTTGATGCACATATCATTTCATTAACCTGATGTTGATTGTATGTTGCATTATACCAAAAATATTCATTTACCACCAAAACTTTTTTATTTTGAAAATCTAAAATTTTTGATTCTGATGGAAAATTATTAATTATAATATCGGGTCTTATTTTAACATAAAAATCATAACTTGGATCAAAGTATTTTTGCACCACTCTATGTGTTTTATAATACTGTGAAGAAAGTGATTTTTGATATAAAAATGGACTCTTATCAAGAACCTCTTGCATTATATCAATAGATTCTATTTCACCATCAACATTATTTGCACCACAATTTATAAAATACTCATCAACTAAATTTTTTGATAATGATTTTATTTCATAATTTTCAGCCCTAGAATGCCAAGGATCATTTATCCTTTCGGACCTAGATAAATCATCCCATAAAGAATAAAAGACATCTATTTTACACTTACCAACATTATTTCTAATAATTTTTATATTGTCCGAGAACTTATAAAATAAAGTTCTCGGATACCCAAATACAAATAATGCTATTTTCATATACTTTCTAATACCGTTTCAATCATCCTATTCAATCCTGTTTCCCTTTCTTTACTGCTCATTTCTTCACCACCAAGTAAATGATCAGAAACAGTATTTACCGATAATGCCTTTTTACCCATCCTCATTGCAATGCTATACAATAAATGAGTTTCCATATCAACCGATAAAATACTAAGATCAACAAATGGTTTAAACCAATTTGGATTGGGTTGATAGAAATAATCATTTGAAATCATCTGACCAACAATTGCAGATGGATTAGTATCCATATACTTTTTCAGTAATGTATAGTCACAACAGGGAGACAATTGAAACCCAGGAACAATATTTTTGGTCATTGCACTATCTGTTGAGGCCGTTAAAGCAACTACAATATCCCCAATATTTAAAGATGGGGATATTGCACCACAACTACCAACTCGAATTATATTTTCAACGCCATAAAAATTATAAAGTTCATGGGCATATATTCCAAGACTTGGTTGTCCCATTCCACTTGCTTGAACTGAAATTCTTTTTCCTTTATAGAATCCAGTATATCCCAAACAATTTCGTACAGAATTTACTTGGACAACATTATCAAAATATTCTGAGATATATTTTGCCCGTAAAGGATCTCCAGGCATTAGGACTATTTCTGCATAGTCTCCATTTTTTGCTTCAATATGGGGAGTCATTTGATGTTAATACGTAAATTTCTTTCCAATTTTTAACTCGGAGTCCTTCCCACTCTTTGTTATACTTATGGTCCATTATAACACTAGTTAGACCTGCTTTCAACCCCGATTTTGCATTTCTGACAGAATCTTCAATCCAATAATAATTATTTCCACTATATCTGTCAATCAAATATTCTTCTTTACCAACATGGTAATCTAAACCACAATCAATAAAATCAAATACATTACCAAAAATATGTATTAAATTTTTTTCTCTTAATTTCTGTGCATACTTATCACTGTCTAATGAACTAATAACTTCAAATCTCCATCCAAGATTATAAAGTCTGTTTACATATTCGACAGAATCTTTATATGCTGGAATAAAACCTACACAACCAGACTCATTAAATTTTTTAACTTGCCTAGTTGCTTCATCTTCAGTTATTCCATATCTTAATGATTGCCCATAATGATGATCTGTATTTGGTATTCTTTGGTGTCCATGTTCACCCATCCACACATCAAATGCATATGCCCAATCTAAAAGAACACCATCACAGTCTACAATAATTCTTTTATCCATTTGATTTTAAAATAGAATACTTGGGAAGTTCCTCATACCACTTCATTAAGTGTCCGTACTTTTTATCAAAGAGTTCTTTTATTTCTTGACTAGAATTTGTCCAATTACTAGTTCTTTGTTTAAATTCAAAGTCTGGATGCCCATCAGAGAATCCCCAAAATTCCTTAACTCTATTCATTATATCAACATCATTTAAAGATTCATATTTAATAAACATCAAATCATATTTTCTACTATCATTGTTCAAATATCCTTCAGCATGTTCTTTATAGAAAAAAGCATCATAAGGATCATTTAAATATTCAATAAGACTCGGTTTATTTTTTTCGAAATATTTAAAATCGGATCCTGCCTGTGCAGCATGATGGATTGTCCAACCTGGATCTTTACTTAAACAATAAATTGTATAATCATACGGATTTGCAATCACATATAAAACTTTATCCCCTTCTTGATATAATTTTTTCCTATCAATTGGCAAAAGAGATGATAAAAAAGAAATATAATTTGGATCTCTACCATGAGCATTATATTCAAATCCATCAATAATAATTGGAAATGGCGTTTTTGCCCATCTCATGATTCCCCAGGAAGAACATCCCCCTTGACTGATAATATAGTTCATACGTTTCTTCTATTAATAAATTTGTAAATTTGATTCCAAGTTCCAAGGTCAACATATTCATCAACCTCAATTGCTTTTGAGTTATATATAGGGGTATTTTTAATCTCACCCACAAGAAATCTATGGTTAAGAGTTGATTTTTCCATAAACTCTATACACGAATCAAAAACTCTTTTTCTAAATGCGAAAGAACACCAAAAAGCATTAAATTTGTCTAAATTTTCCTGAGGTTTATCTTCATAATCCAAAACTTGATTATTATCTGAAATAATAAGTGCTCCTTTTGTTTTTAACATGTCAGCACATTTTTCTCTTTTGAAGAAAAACGTAAATCCAGTTTCATTTAAACTGGTGTTTACAAGATCAAGAATATCATCAGAAGTTTTCATTTTCAAAAACGTGTCTGGAAGAAGAACTAGATTCTTTTCTCCAAAAAGATGTTTAGCACTTTTAATAGATCCAGTGTACTCAGTCTCTGTTGGATTGAAATAAGTAAATGAGATATTAAATCTGTGCTTATAACGACTTAAATATTTTACAATTTCAGTTTTATTTTCGTTTAGTGTAATTACGAATTGAACATCTCTACGTCCATAATTTGAAAATAAATCAAAACTATAGTCAATAAGTGACTTATGTTTTTCTATGGAAAAAACTTCCTTTGGATATGGAAGAGAAAGACGGGTTCCTTCTCCCGCACAAGGAAGTATAACAGTAAGATCAGACATTAAATAATCTCCCAACCTTTACGATATAAATCTTTAATGTCTTTAGTTCTTTTCAACTCGTCACCAAACCAATCACTTGGAGAGACTGTTTTTTTACTGTTTGCAAGATAAGATCCCCACCAACTATATGAACTATTAGCAATAATATGATAAGTACACATAGTCATTAGACAAAGATCAATACCAGTATTTTTTGTATCTGAAATGAAAAATCTATCAGATTCGAATATTTTCTGTTCGTGGCACCAATCTGAATCATCAGAAAAAATACAAACTGGAATGTCTTTATCAAAATACTCTAAAGCTTTTTGATAATATTCTAATGTTTGAACTGGGTGATTTGGATTAGTTGTGTAATCACCCCTACGAACATGGAGAGAAATTACATCACTAGATTCAAATAATTGATCAAAACACTGCTTGGAAACTTCTTGTATTTCTTTTTTAAAGGTAAAATCTTTTCTGATTTCATCTTCAATATGTTCAAAATATTTCTCACATTGATAATATCCAAACAAGTCTATATTATCTGGACAATTAATAAACAATTCGCTATCAAAACTAAACATTCTCTCAGGTAATCTCGAAAAATTACCCAAAGACATATTATTAGTTTCTTCAATATGAAACAAATCATACATAATCAAATCTGATGATTTAACGTTATCATCATTTACACCAAAATATGTTCTGGGAGGGATGCAAAAATCATATCCACGATTCCTAGATATTCCTTTCAAAGTAGCATATTGAAACATCTGATTTCCAATTCTACCTAGATTACCTATACTATTAAACGATAACATTTTCTTTATACCACTGATAAGTTGATCTAATACCCTCACGGAGACCAATCTTCGGTTCCCATCCAAGTGCCTTGATCTTATCCACATTCAAAACTTTACGAGGAGTTCCATTTGGTTTAGTCGTATCCCACTCAATATCACCCCTAAACTCAACAATATCAGAAATTGTATGTGCAAGTTGTTTAATTGTTACGTCCTCTCCAGTACCTACGTTAATATGCTCTGATCCATTATAGACCTGCATACAAGTATAACATGCCTCTGCCAGATCATCAACATGCAGAAACTCTCTCATAGCAGATCCATCACCCCAGAGTTTCACAGTACCATAATAAGGTCCACCCATATCAATAGTGTAACCATTCTCTTTCATATAATGAAACTTGGCAATCATTGCAGGAAGAACGTGTGAGGTTTCTAGATCAAAATTATCATTAGGTCCATAAAGGTTAGTAGGCATCAATGAGATGGCATTGAACCCATACTGCTGACGATATGCCTGACACATCATAATACCAGCAATCTTAGCAATTGCATAAGCATCATTTGTAGGTTCCAGAGTACCAGTCATCAACTGATCTTCTGTAATCGGTTGAGTTGCAAACTTAGGATAGATGCAGGATGAACCAAGGAACAAAAGTTTCTTTACACCGAAAATATAAGACTGCTGAATAAGATTGGTCTGGATTTGGAGATTCTCAGTCAGAAAGTCTGCCTTATAGTTGTTGTTTGCCATAATGCCACCGACTTTAGCAGCGGCAACAAAGACATACTCAGGTTTAACCTCCCGAATAAATGCTTTAGTTTCTCTTTCTTTTGTGAAATCTACCCAAGATCTTGTACCAAGAACAACATTAGTATATCCCTTACTTCTTAAATTTCTAACAATTGCAGATCCAACCATTCCGTTAGCACCGGCAACTAAGATTTTAGAATTACTGTCCATAAATGCACATATCCTCAACTAATTGTTTAAAAGAAATCTTTGGTTCCCAACCTAGTTTTTCCTTTGCCTTAGTGGCATCACCCAATAAAGTCTCAACTTCAGCAGGTCGGAAATATTTAGAGTCTACACGAATAACTACTTTTTTAGTATTCCAATCATACCCAACTTCATCAAGACCCTCACCCATCCATTCAATATTCATACCAAAATATCCTGCTGCTTCTTGAACAAATTCACGGACAGAATACTGAACACCAGTAGCAATTACATAATCATCCGGTTCATCCTGTTGAAGCATCAACCACATTGCTTCGGCAAAATCTTTAGCATGACCCCAATCGCGCTTTGCATTTAAATTCCCGAGATATAATACATCTTGTTGCCCAGTTGAAATATATGATAATCCGCGAGTGATTTTTCTTGTGACAAAAGTTTCTCCTCTTCTAGGGGATTCGTGATTGAAAAGAATTCCAGAACTTGCATGTAATCCATAAGACTCTCTGTAGTTTTTGACGATCCAGTATCCATAAACTTTTGCAACTCCATAAGGTGAACGAGGATAAAATGGTGTGGTTTCTGATTGAGGAATTTCTTGCACTTTACCAAACATCTCTGAAGTAGATGCTTGATATATTCTCGTTTTTTTCTCCATGCCCAAAAGGCGAACTGCTTCAAGAATGCGAAGAGTTCCAAGAGCATCAGTTTGACCAGTATATTCTGGCATCTCGAACGATACCTTTACATGACTTTGAGCACCCAAATTATAAATTTCATCTGGTTGAACTTGCTGAATAACTCTTACAAGATTTGTAGAATCAGTCAAATCACCATAATGAAGTTTAATGTTGTTGTAAATGTGATCAATTCGATGAGTATTAATAAGAGAACTTCTCCGCACAATACCATGAACTTCATAACCTTTTTGCAAAAGTAACTCTGCAAGATAAGACCCATCTTGTCCAGTAATACCAGTGATTAAAGCGATTTTATTTTTCATTTTAGATTGAGTAATTTGATCTAGTCAATACGATAATTTTATCATTATTATAGTCAATTAAATTTTTATTAGTATGGTCGAATTCAATAAATGAAATGCTATCATAATATTTGTCATGCCCATAATTTTTTATTTCAGAAATATAACTCTCATCAGAATTATTTTTATCAATATCTTCAATAATTAATGTAGAATTGGGCAACAAATAATCAACACAACCTCTAATCAATCTGATCTGATCCCAGAAAAAATGACTGGCATCGTCGATCAATATATTAAATTTAATTTGAGTTTTATTAAATGATTGTTGAATTGATTCTTCATAAGATGTGTGCATATAATCATAAAAAACATTATGTAAATTATGACTTTTTGCATTTTCTAAATGATCATGATTGCCATCCCAAGCATATATGTTTGCATTTGAAAAATACTCTCTCCACATTTTTATAGAAGAATTATATAATATTCCAACTTCACCCAAATTTATTTGGTCATTTCTAATATTAGAAAACAAAAGAGAATAGAATGGTGTATAAGAGTGTCTATAATATTCACTCGTCAAATCATTATATGGAGATTTATCAGTTCCATATTTCGCACCTATCTCACACAATTCAGTTTTATTTGTATTGCAATTTATATAAAATTTATTAATATTCATAGTTTAGTTTTGACCGTATTTTTCTAAAAGTTCGGGAGAATATTGAAGAATGTCTTTAATGTCTTTCTCTTCTCGTTTCGCCCTTTCAAGTTCATAAACTCTATTACGAAGTTCCGTGGTGGAATACTGATGCCTTCTTAGATGATAATGAATTTCAATATCATTGTCAATACAATATTGCCTGCCAGTAAAATCAATATTCTTATATTCTTCACTCAAAAATCGAATATGAAAAGTCTGAGTCTTTATTAAATTAAGAAGATCCGCTTCCGTATCATAAACAATAATTTCATCAACATACTTACATCCCTGAACTTGAGTATATCTTTCGTAGATAGACTGAACAGGTTTATTTTTTAAACCTGGTCTATCAACTGTTGGATCAACTTGAAGTGCCACTTTTAAATAATCGCACATTTCCTTTTCCATCTTGAGCATTGTTACATGCCCAGCATGAAAAAGATCAAAACAACTACAATTAAATCCTATTTTCATTATACATGTTTTTTTATTATTATTATACAAA